ACTTACTTCGTCACCGATCCGCTGGTTGGTCAGCAGAACGTCTAATTAGGGGTTCGATATGGCTATGCAATACGACGTAAAGTCGTTCCATGCAACAGCTTCATCGCTTGCGTATGGTGATCGCGCACGTTTGAAAGGCGTGGTTATATCCCCCGTTACGTCTACAACTTTCAACTCGTGTGTGGTGGATACTGCGGGGGCGTTGACGGGAACGTATGATATTCCGGGTTCAACGACCTGCACCGTGACTATTGCTAATCATGGGCTGTCGAATGGCGACATAGTTGGACTTAACTTTACTAGTGGTACAGCGGTAGACGACAGCTATGTTGTAGCGAATGTAACAACCAATACGTTTACTATAACCACGGCGAGTCTAACCACCAGCGGCAACGTAACGATGTACCCCAAAGTCCTTGTTGAACTGGACTGCTCTTCGGGCACGTCGTTTTACACGTTGATTCCGGGTGAGGGAATCCTTGCAACAGGCGGTTTGTTCTGTTTGCTACCGTCCACTAACGTCACTATGACTATTTTTTACGGATAGGAATAGGCCATGATGCAGACTGACGTTAAATCCGCCCGTGCCGCAAACACTGGACTGTTGGTAACGCAAGCGCCCGTGCGGTTGAAGTCCATTACGGTGACAAGTGCAACGGTGTCCGCAAGGAATGTTGCTATCTGCGACCCAACCGTTCAAGAGTCTGGTACGTATTCGCGGACAAGTCCAAGTGCCACAATCACAGTCACGATAGTAAACCACGGCTTTGTTACTGGGCAGCGTGTGTTTTTGGACTTTACGTCTGGAACGGCGCGGGATGGTGTGTATACGATTACGAAGACGGGCGACGATACGTTTACCTGTGCGGATGCGCCAACAACGACTACAAGCGGTAACGTCACGGCATATAGCAGTCTTGCGCTGGAAATCGACACCTTCAATACCGTTGGTCTGCCTATTTTGATTCCCGGTGAAGGTATTTACTGCCCTAACGGTATTTTTGTGGGGTGTGGCTCATCGGTAACCGCGACGGTGTTCTATGGCTAAATCACCAGCATGGCAGAGGAAAGAGGGCAAGTCCGAGAAGGGTGGCTTGAATGCCAAGGGACGCGCCTCCGCGAAAGCGCAAGGCATGAACTTGAAACCTCCCCAGCCGGAAGGCGGCGCAAGGAAGAAGTCTTTCTGCGCACGTATGTCAGGGATGAAGAAAAAGCTGACAAGCGCCAAAACCGCGAACGATCCGAATAGCCGGATAAATAAAAGTTTAAGGGCTTGGAAGTGCTGACTATGGACTTAGCAATTGTTTGGAACGGCGCGTTGTCGCTGTTTGTGGGTTTATTTGCGTATGTTGCCCATGAGAAGTTCTCTGAGCTTGCTCGTATTACGATTCTTTTGAACAAGACTCGTGAGGAAATTGCACGAGATACTGCGACCAAAGCCGAAGTAGAGCGGGTAACTGATCACATTGATCAAAGATTCAACCGTCTGGAGAACAAGATTGACCAGCTGATTGAGTCCCATCGGAGGGTGTTATGAAAAAGAAAGTTAAGAAGTTTGGTGCAGGTGGCGACATTGTGACCGCTCTAGGTGTGGGTCTTATCGGCAAGGCTTTGTACGATAAGTACAAAGAGGGCAAAGGCAAAGACGACGAAGAAAGCGATTACGCCAAAAAGGTTAGAGAGTTCCGTGGCAGTAAGAAAGACACGACGGAAACCGCTCCTGAACCGGCTAAGAAGGAAGAAGACAAGCCGATGTCACGCGAGGAGTATCTTGAGAAGCGTGGGGCTAAACCGATTAAAGAGACCGGAACCTTCAAAGGCCCCGATACGGCTGAGCCTGATCTTGAGTACAAAGGTAAGAAAGCTACAGCTAAGAAAGCAGCGCCTGCTGCAAAGCCGACTAAAGTTGAGCCTGCTGCAAAGCCGACTAAAGATAAGCCTCGTGCTAAAGCCGCTGACAACGCAAGTCCTAAATCAGTTGTATTTAAGGACGCCACTACTTCAGCATCAAAAACCTCTGCCGCAGCAGAAGCTCCAGCCAAAATCGGTTCGCAAGGCTCGTTTAAGTTTGACTCCCAACCAGACCTGAGTGTGCCTAAAGCTTTCGATATGAAGTCGGGCAACAAGACTGTGTACGGCACAGATACGACTAGCGTGTTCCAAAAGCAAGCCGCGCGTGCGCGGGCTGAAGCTGAAGAGAAAGCCGCAAAAGAACGTGAAGCAGCAGAAGCGGCTAAAAGACGTAAGGGTGCTTCTGAAATCAAATACGACGAAATGGGCAACCCGATGAGAAAAGGCGGGGCGGTTAAGAAGTACGCATCTGGCGGAACAGTTAAGTCATCCGCATCCAGACGTGCTGATGGTATTGCTCAGCGTGGCAAAACCCGTGGGAGGATTTACTGATGGCTACGAACGAGGGAACCGACCAGAAGTCGGCTGAGCGCAATCTGCGGGGGGAGTACGAGAACCTGCGAAAAGACATGCAGCTTAAGGCAGAATCTGACGCTTATGAGCGCAACAAATCGCGTGACGAAAAACTAGGCGAAGGAATGCTTAGGTTTGGTTTAAATATGATGGGCAAGCCTGCTGAACCCCTTCCCGGCAAAGGTAAGACCGAGAAGATGGGTGAGAGTGCAAAGCCGCTCCCCGGCAAAGGTAAGACCGAAAAGCTTGGCGAAGGCGCAAAGAAGTACGCATCTGGCGGCTCGGTTTCATCTGCGTCTAAGCGGGCAGACGGTATTGCACAGCGCGGTAAGACTCGTGGGAAGATTGTCTAAACAATGACTAAGCTTTCCAAAGAAGAGGAACAAAAGTTTAAAGAGGACTACGCTAAGTACTCCAAAGCAACAGGAATGAATCCTAACCCCGATGATCCGAGACATCATTATGATTACCGGGGGTTGTGGAAAGAAACAGGAAAGTTGCCCGACCCTAAAGAGCATGGTGACTCTAGGTTTAAAACAGAAGGACATCCGCGTACGTATGTTGACCCAAAAACCGACAAAGGAAGTGCAACACCTAAACCCGGATATGAGAAGACATACAGTCAAGGAGGCAGACTAATGCCTAGCGTCTCAGCTAAACAACACCGTCTCATGGCTGCGGTGGCAACAAATCCAGCCGTGGCAAAGAAAACTAAGATTCCACAATCCGTGGGAAAAGAGTTTATGGAAGCCGATAGAGGCAAGAAATTTAAAGGAGGCGGTGAGATGAAAGAGTCAAAAGCAATGGTCAAAAAAGAGATTGGCTTCATGAAGAAAAAGGGCGCTCCTAAGTCCATGATCAAGCACGAAATGGCAGAGGCTGGCATGAAGAAGGGCGGTATGCCTATGAAGAAGATGGCCTCCGGCGGTCTGGCTGCTGGTCACAAGTCGGCTGACGGTGTTGCCTCTAAGGGCAAGACTAAGGCTAAGCAAGTGACGATGGCTGGCAGCAAACGTATGAATTACGGCGGGAAGTGCTGACATGATGGCCTCGCGTGGTATGGGTGACATTAACCCTTCCAAGATGCCCGGCGGGAAGAAGAAAGCCCGTCGAGATGACACCGACTTTACGCAGTACAAAGAAGGTGGGAAGGTTAACGCTGCTGGTAACTACACCAAGCCCGGTCTTCGTAAGAAGATTGTGTCGCAGGTAAAGTCCGCAGCCACTCATGGCACAGGTGCAGGTCAGTGGTCAGCCCGCAAGGCGCAGCTTGTGGCTAAGAAGTACAAGGAAGCAGGTGGAGGATATCGTGGCTAAGTCGGTAATGGACGAACCTAGTAAGGATATGCGTGATCCCGCATATCGCAAACAGCTAGAGCGTGAACAGGCGCTTAAAACCTCTGCGCCAGAATTTGCATTTGTTGGCCCCGCTGGTACAGCGCAATCGTCTTTAAAATCAGCAAAAGACATATTAACAAGAATACCAGACCCAAAAGAATTGGCTTACAGAACCGTAAATTATGGATTAGGTTCAGGGATGGGACGTGTAAACGACGAAATAGCAAAAAGTATGCTTCGAAGTGGTGTATCCGGAGGTGGGGTTGACCATAAAGAAATTCGTAAACGAGAAAAAGCCAAACGTGAGTCAGATTCAGAAATGCGGCGTGAAACTCGTGGTATGAAAAAAGGCGGCAAAGTTAAGTCAGCATCGTCTCGTGCAGACGGAATAGCACAACGCGGTAAGACGCGGGGTATGATGAAGTGAAAGCGCCGCAGAAAAGCTTGAAAGACTGGGGAGACCAGAAATGGCGAACAAAGTCAGGAAAGCCATCGTCAAAGACCGGCGAGAGGTATCTCCCGGAAAAGGCGATCAAGGCGCTAAGCCCAGCCGAGTATGCCGCCACAACGAAGGCAAAGCGGGCAGGGAAAGCAAAAGGTAAGCAGTTCGTTGCACAGCCCAAGGGCATAGCTAAGAAAACAGCAGGGTACAGATAATGGCCTATTCAACCGCTACAACAAGCTTTAACCCTGACCTCAACGAGATATTCGAAGAGGCGTTTGAGCGTTGTGGCTTGGAACTTCGTACCGGCTATGACTTTCGTACCGCACGTAGAAGCCTGAACTTCTTAATCGGTGAGTGGGCTAACCGTGGCATTAACCTGTGGACTATTGAGCAGGGCTCGATCAACTTGGCGCAAGGAGTGACTACCTATGATCTACCTTTGGATACCGTTGATCTTATTGAACATGTTATTCGCACTGATTCCGGACAGGGCCCTAACCAGACAGATTTAAATATCACACGGATTAGCGTCTCGACCTACTCGACTATCCCAAACAAGTTAGCGCAAGGGCGTCCGATTCAGGTGTGGATTAATCGCCAGTCGGGGCAGCAGGTAGGGTCTAACGTAGCTACACCTAAGTACCCACAGATTAATGTGTGGCCTGCGCCGGATCAGGGTACGACTCAACAACCCTACTACGTGTTT